CAGTAATCTGATGCCCAGCAAAGATGTTCTGCTGAATCATTTTATCTACATTACCAAAATCTTCTTTAGTAATATCGCTTGCTCCTAAATCTTCAATGACTGGCTTTCTTGAAGCATCGTTTACAAATGAAAGAATAAACTTCTTGCCATCGCTACCCGTAAACCTATCAGTAAACTTGCGTTCAATTTGGCGCTTCTCATCATCCGATGGCTCGCCATTTGGTAAGGTAATTAATTTGCTTGCACTAAATCCCGTTTGAGCATTACCTAAAACGTGCTTAGATATTTCGATATCTGATTCAACGTAATTTAAAGCACCGAAATAACCTGGCAATGCGTAAGCATTTAAGTTAGGGCGATATTCCTTTAAATACATTATTTGAGTGCCTTGTCTTAACTGAGAATTAAATCCGTTAAAGACCTCTCTTTTATACTTTCTATCTTCCCAATTCTCTGAATACCAAAACTGAGTATTGTCAGCATTTGTACGAATCTTAGTATAATCAACGTGATAAACCTCAGCAAGATTTTCCCCCGTTACGCTCCAAATAATTTGTAAGTAAGCGCCTCCGAATAATTCAATATCAATAGATGCCTTTCTTAATACTTCGGTCAACGACTCCACTCGGTTAGCTTGTGCGATGAATTGTTCACCAATAGGGTCGACACCCTCTTTGATTTTGAAGCCATTCCCAGTTATGTAGTTGACCTTACCTTTAATTATCGCATTATGCTTAGCAGACTTATTAAATAAATCGACTAAGTAGTTAGGATAATCATTCTTTTTCCCGAACTCAATATAACCTTCTCCTTCGCCTTTCTTCTCCCGATATTCAGGTTGTCTTGCCTCCGCAAAAGTTAAAACCATTAATTGATTGCTCATATATCTCTTACTTTGTAAGTGTTTGTTTGGTTGCTATAAGTAGTAAAACTGAATTGACTTGTGTCGTTTAAACTTGCTTGTCCACTTTCAAGCATTGAAGTAGCTTGCGATGGGATTAAATTAGAAGTTGAAGTTTGCTCATAAATCTGATATGACCATTCGCCAGGTAATTTAGTTGCAAAATAAGAACTTACCGTAATATTGAAAGCGTTGAATCTTTCAGGGTAAGTCGATAAATCAGCATTGTTTAAAATCACAAATGCCACCGTTTCATTTGTGTTTCTTGACTTAAAATAGAATAGATAATTAGGCGAAGTAAGAGTTGCCTTCTCGCTTAATGTTAATATAATTTTGTTGACTTGACCTTTGATTAAATGTATCATCAAATATAAATAGCATTAACAAAATTTCTTATATAAAAAAAGGGGAAGCATCTGCTCCCCCCTTACCCGTCAACCAAACGACTATCTTAAGCGCCTGGAGTAGTCAATGCAGAGAATACCCCTGAAGCTACCGTAGGTGCTAATTCCTTCTCTTGTGCAGAGAATGTCAACGTGTATCCTGAACGGTCACCTTGAGCAGTACCAGTAGCACCGTTACCTCCAGTGATGTTAATTCCGTTTACACGACCTAACAACCAAGTATTATCGTTATTGTCTTTTACTACTGCTATCAATGTGTTCTTAGCAAGCAATAAAATCTCGTTACGAGTTGCTACTTGTAATTTATTTAAAATGATTGACAATTCTTGAGCGTAGAATACCGTTCCATTTTGAACGTTTGCGTTTACGTTTTCAGTCAAAGAAGCAGTACCAGGTACTAACTCATATTTCCAAAATCTCTTTCCAGCTACTTTAGTCAATGCAGAAACCGAACCCGAAGCCTCAGTAATTGCACTAATATTTCCCTTTTCAATAAAGTAAACTTCTGTTATTCCACCTAAAGAATCACGGCAATCCAAAGAATATCCTTGAGTTAATGCGCAAGCCATAATTGTTTTTCTTTAAAATGTTAAAATTAGGGGAGTCGCATCCAAGCGATACTCCCCGAACTTATTTGTAAGATTATTAAGCTAAGATGAAATCAACCATCTCGTCAGGGAATGCAAACTGCACACCGAACTTAAATGCTGCCATGAACTTAATGTTCATTGCATAAGGGTCATGCAATAATTCAAATTGCTCCTCTTCGTTCAATAAGTCAGTACCGATGAACAAGTTAGAAACACGACCAGCGTATATCTTAGAAGTTCCGTTCAATCCTTGAACTGCAATAACCTTAATAGTAGTTCCTGGCAAAGTTAATTCTCCAGTTGCTTGACCATCAAAAGTATAGTTGAATAAATTTGAATTTTTTAATGCGATAGTGTAAGTACGGAATACATCGTTTCCTACAAAAATAGCAACGTCATCCTTATCAACGATTTGCGCTGGGATAGCCTTATAAACTGCGTCTAAAACTGCAACAACAACACCACTTGTAATACCAGCAGAAGCAGCCAAAGGAGTTCCGTAATAAGTAGTTGTGTTAGCGTGAACAACTGAAGCCGAAGCAGCAGCAACTAACTTAGCAAAACCATCAAACTTATTCAAGTTACCATTTGCTGAAGCAGTATCTCCAGTCCAAATCGCAGTTTCTAATTGAGAAGAAATACGAGATGCTTTCTTAGAAGTATAATCAGCAGCGAATGCGATTGAATCATACATTGAACCAGCAGATAATGCTTTTTGTAAGTACTTAGACTCTAATCCTTTTGGACAAAGTGCCTCTTGTACTTTAATTTTACCAACCGTTACACTTCTTTGAGTGAAAGTAGTTGTACCTGATGCGTTGAAACCGCAATCGCTATCATCTTGAAAGAAAGCATCAGTATCCATGATACCAATTTTCTCTGAAGATTTTACTCCAACTAAAACGTTTCCTTGAGATTTAATCAAAGTAGCAGTTTTAGAGCCAAGAACTGAAGATGTTACTAATAAAGCTTCGTTTTCTTTGGCGTAATCCGTTAATGTACTTACAACAAATGCCATAATTTTTCTTTTTTAAAATTTTTAATTTAAAGTTTTAACTCTTTCCAAGAATCGCTCTATTTTGTCGGCCTTTGGCTCAACGATTCTAAAATTGTTTTTTGGATTTTGGATTGGGTCAGCAACTGGAGTCTTAGAAAATCCTTCCAATACGCTTAACATTTCACTAAATCCTTGATTAAATTTGCTCTCTAATTCTCCCAACTTGCTTTTTAATGCCTCATTCTCGGCTTGCAAATAAGTGATAGTAGCATTCATTTCATCAAATTGAGAATCCACTTCCATTTCCATAGGAGCTTCTTCAGAAGTTGGTGCTTCGGCTTGAGGAGTTTCTATACCTTCAACCTTACCGCCAACAACGGTCATCATAGTACCATCAGCAAGTTCATACTCTCCATCGGGAGCAGAAACTGAGTTACCTGAATCGTCAACAAGCATAGCATCTGCGCCAATCTCTAATGCTGATAAGTCAATCTTACTTCCATCTTTTAGGTCGTAAGTTTCAAATACCAATTGAGTCGCTGGCTCAGGTGCAATTTCTTCAGTTTGTTCAACGGCATTATCCGCTAACATAACTTTAATTTTTTCAATTGCTTCTGAAACGTTCATAAATTGTTTTTACTATTGTTTGATTATAAATACTTATTTGTTAATACTTTATCATTTAACTTGTTCTAAAATCGAACATATCTCCGACCATAGCGATTCTTCAACGCTCATCGGTTGCTTTTCTTTCTTGTAATTAAATATGCCTTCAACACTAAATCCTTTAAACTCGCCCGATTTAATCTTATTCCAAACCGATTCATTTTCAACTTTAAAACTACCAAACCAAGAACCTTCAGGTGCATCCTCAAATCCTTTCATTGCTTTAACCCCTCTTGAAGAATCGACAATAAAAGATTCATACATCGTTACTCCTTCAACTGCTAAAGCCTCATCGTGCATTAAATTTACGTTTGACTGATAACCTTTCTTAAAAAACTTTTGCGCTATCTTTTCAATCGTGTCTTTTGTAAAGGTAACATAGTACTCGCCATTTTGGTCGTTCCTATAAATAGGAGTATCGGCCAACATCAAAGCGCCCGAAACAATTCTTCTATCTTCAGATTGAATAATAAAATTAGCCTTTGCTTCTTTAAACATTAAGAAATCTTTTTCAATTGCTGGTCTATCTACCAAAGCAACGAAGTCAACTTCAACATCGTCATTTAAATCGTCACTAATTTCAAGTTGATAAATTGGTAATTTCATATTATTTGTTTTTAAATTCTTGCAGAGTTTTCGATTCTCCGTATTCTTTTTTGACTTCCCGTAATATCTGACTCGACAACGTATGCCC